GAAGTAGACTTTGTATTCATCTAATTCGAGTAACTCAAAAAATTTATACAGAATGTATGAGTAAGATAGAAAATTAGTACGGTCATTAGGGCAATAGAGCAAAAAAGGAGCCGTGTTTTTGATTGTTCGGGGATATTATATACCTTTATTAAGTCGTCAAACGTTTGTGGCATTTATTTACTTTTTACACGGAACGTATAAACTCCCAGTGTAAATATTCGCAAATCTTCTCCCAGATTTGATCGTGAGAAATTAATCGGTCACGGGATTTTAGAAGAGGAAAATATACCTTGTATTCATCTAATTCTAAAAGTTCAAAGAATTTATATAAGATATACGAATAGGATAAAAAGTTTGTTCTATCATTAGGACAGTAGAGTAAAAAAGGAGCTTGGATTTCGTTAAACATTGTTCTAATTTTTTCTTCGATTTCAGGTGTTATTGTTGGTGGAGGGTTCCCATTCAATCGACTCAAAATATGCGCTGCGTGCTCATAGTACTTACTGCGATTCAGCTTCTTTAAAATCTCTCGTATATCCTTTTCACATAAATCAGCAACATTCTTTATTCTGCGTTTACGGATTTCAAGCACAACTTCATTCATCAAATCTTCAGGAATAATGGTAGATTCTTTTGCTTGGAATTGATTGAGAATTTCGTTTAGATGATTAATCTTTTTATAGGCATAATTATTACGTTCTTTTGGTGGATCTTTGAATCCCGCAAAATCTGAAACTACCATCATATATTCTTCAGATCCACATCCTGGACAAACTAGAATTCCTTCAGATAAATTCTCTTCACGAGCCACATTACACGTCATACAATGTTCAGATTCCATACAGACCTTTTCAGATCCCGTAAACAGTTTCATTCGAGATAAATACTCATCAAAGATCTGTTTACGTGTAGGACCTCCTGAAGATTGTTGAACCACATATTTCATAAATGTATTTGAATCATTAACTGATGTTGATGTTGAATGCGTTTCCGTTTGATCATAATATTTTAAGAATATATCCGTATTTTTAAGAAAGTATGTAGACACAGAATCGCGTTCCAACAATTTTTGTTTTAATTTTTGAATATCCGTATAATTTTTAACGCAATCCAGAGTATCTGTAGAATCAGATAATTCTAAGGCCCTCAATTGCTGTTCTAATGATTCTTTATCTGTTTCTGAATCTTTTAAGGAAGACAAGACCGTTTGATGAACTGAATCTAGCGTTCCTCCTAACCCTTCTTGCTTGACTTCACGAGAACGTTTCACACGAAATGTATCGCTCATTTATAGTATTTCCGAAACATTCATTAAATAGCTTGAAGCAACAACAGAAATCCTAACGCAATAAAAACTGGTACGACCGATTCTTGATTGGAAAATGACTCGACATTCTTACATGCAGAAGGATCAACTTTCTGGCATAAATCAGGATCGTAATCCGGACTCAGGGTAGTATTCAAGAATCCGTTAGAGACTCCTGAAGAAACGGGACATGAGTAACATTCACAAGTAGGAACAGAGTCTGCAGATAAAGAATTAAATAGAGAAACCGGATTCAATCCTTCTACATCCTGAATCATTCCGGGAATCAAACCATTGAAATCTGAAGCCAAACTACCTAGATCACGACGCATAGATTCAGGAAGAGCCTCTGCTGCGTCTGTGACGTTATTTACATAATTTGATCTCGTTTGAGAAGATCCATCAGGAGCCGTACATGTTCCACCAGTTTTCACAAAGAATCGGTTTCCCATCGCAGGACCACTGATCAAATACGTAATGTATGTTGCAATACCTTCAATGTTACGACCAATTTGAGCAAAGGATCCATCTGATCCAACTCCTAAGGCTGAAGGACTTTGAATGTTATCTACGTAACTGTAGGATGGACCCATCACAGATGAAGATCCGGTTCCTCCTGCTACTGAAGACCATAGAGAGTTATCCATTATTTAAATGATCAGAAACATCTTTTAGGAATTTGGGGTTCTGGTATAAGCAGGGTCTCTGCTTTATGGTACCCAAGATAACATCTTTGAGGGTGTATCCAAACGTTTCACATACGTAGAGCAAGGCTAAAAATCCGCTACGATTCATTCCCATCTGGCAATGAACATAAACACGTCGTGAAGATGGATCGCGAAGAAATTTATCCATAGTTTCTTTGAATTTGGGGTACCATTCCACGATACTGACGTCAGGAGAATCTACTGCTTCAATACATTCATACTTATCTGGATTTCTACTCCTGAACCAGTGTGGTGAATGTTCAGGAAAGGCACAATTGATCACATGAGTAATGTTATGTTTACCTGCAAAGGTTGAAGTCAGCATAGATCCTGAACCTACTATAATGTTAGGATGAAACAACGCAGGCGGGTCTAAAAGAGCCCCACGTGAGTTGAAATGAAAAAGACTGAGGTCCATTTAGAATAAGGTATGAAAAACGGCTGTAAATACATACGAGAGCACGACTGCTGCCAGTCCTAGAACTGCTGCACCAGAATAGGATACTGTTCCTCCTGATGTATACGAGTTAGGAATGTACTGCAAGATCAGAGTTCGTGGAGTTGCCAGAGAAATAGTGAACGCAGCCAAAAAGTAAGCCATGTAACCTAGAAGACTACGCACAGAATATCTCAAAATATTGAATTGAGGAGCATAATCGGGAGCCGGTTTAGTTTGCTGAGGTATAGGACTACTAAATGGATCACCGCCGCCTGTAGTCAATGGAGAAAACTGTTGTTGAACAGGGGCATTTCCCAGGAGATCGGATAAATCAGTAGCGTCCATTTATTTAACAGATGTTATTTCACACGACGTATCCTCCACGCGATATGTGACGCATCGTCCGTCGGCCTTGACAACCTTTCCTTCAATTTCTGATGGATTCATAGCCAAAATTTTCTGCCAACGGATAGGACGATGAAACAGCATCACAGACAGACCGATGCCGACCAAGAATGAAAAAAAGAATTCGGATTTTGGATTATGTAAAACGTTTCGAATCATTTATTACACCTAAAGAAATAGCATCAGAGGTACACGAAGTCTCTTCGGATACGACTCGAACACAACCACCTTTTTGCGTTCTGAATGTAGAGACTCCGGGACTTGGTAACGATGGTACAGCACGAAAGGGTGGATCAAAAATAGACACAATAAACAGACCTACAATAAATCCCCCAAATACCCACATAAGGGATAACATTTATTAGATAACCCCACAATCTATTAGGCGTCCTGAAGTTTCAGGGAAACCACAGTCCAAAGAAGGGTAGTTATCCCCCGGAAATCCACCATCAATCAATGTTATTATTACAATACTATCTTCGCACTGGCAAGGTGGGTTCGGGATGTAGACAATTGGATTCAAATCTGGGATACATGGAATAACGCCATTTGAAATATTATTAAAAACAACATGATTATCAAATTGAACCTTAGAGGCTTGTGCGAGAGTACGAACTCTGACTCTGTTGATGTAACCCGATGCAGACATCTTACTTCTTTAGTTTTCGCTTAGGTTTAATTATGGGTTGTGGTCCGGCTTTCAATTCATTAAAACGCTGACGTGCTTGTTCGATACTCAAACCCCTGTACACTACTTCCAGTTTCAGTTTGAGGAAGTTGTCCATATTGTACTCCAGAAGGTACATTTTTTACGGCGTTCATCCATGGTGTAGCCTTATAATCAATAAACTCTGGTGCGGCAGGTGGATTTGGATTGTATGAATAATACAGAAAGAAAAAGAAACTACCCAGAACTAGAACTAGAGAAATCAAATTGAATCCAAGAGAAAACCATGAGTCTCTGATCTGTCCAGATTTGATTAGATTGTTTTCTAATCTTAATCTAGACGTTTCCTCAACCAAATTAAACATCTTGCTAACTAGTAAGTGAATAAAATGATCCCAGCAACCGTATTGCTTGGGAGTATGGCCGCTGGGGGCTTAGGGTTATATCTCAGCGGATCTACGGGTCCTAGTACTGAAATAGTAAAACCCGTAGAAGATTCTATTGCCGACCAAGTAACCAAACCTACGCAGGATCTTAGTCCCAAAGAGGAACCCGAAGTTTCAGCTCCTGAACCTGAACCAGTTCCTGAACCAGTTCCTGAACCAGTTCCCGAACCAGTTGCTGAAGTTCCCCAGAAAACTCCTGAACCAGTCCCTGTAGCTGAACCCGAAGTTGCCAAACCACTACCTGAGGTTCCCGAATCTCCGGAAGAAGAACCTACGGCAGTACAAGGTGGACAACGTGGTGGATTTGGTCGGCCTACCTGGGCACCTGTTCGTACACAACAACCTCTGATTCAAGTATTAGGATTAACAAACACTCCTGTGGCTAACATTGTATCTACTGTAACAGGCTCCAAAACACCTCAACAGATACAACAGGAATTGGTAGAAGTTGACAGACAATTGAGAACCTTGAGAGTTAAAGAATTTAACCTAACTTCTGAAAAAACAACGTCTGGAAATGCATTAAATGCTCGTATTCAAGACCCGAGTGCACCACCTGGTACAATGAAACCTGCAAAGATAGTTCTGAACGCACAAAAACAAATTTATTTACGTAATAAAACACTATACGATTTCAATACTGCTCAGATCGCAAAATTAATTAATAAAAAAGATGATTCTGATGAAGTGGATAACAGGACATACAAGGAACAATACAAAGAATTTTATGCGGCTCAAGGAGAAGAACCGAATGAATTTGATGATAGATCAAAGAAAGAAAAACTGTTCAAGTACATGATTGATAACGATTCTAAATTACCAACTGAATTAAAAGTAAGAGGAAAGAAGACCAACAAAGGTCAACCAATTGCTGTAGATAATTGGTGGGGTAGTCTTTCTCAAAAACCAGGAGGTTCTTCAGGAGATGCTGGTAAATTAGGTTCTCTTGTCACTGAACAAGGTAAAGCCTATGAAGCCTATTCTAATGCAGAGTATGAAATTGATACGATTAATAGAACTCTAGCAGGTGCTCACGATACATTCGAAGAATCATCAAAAGAGTTGAAAGAAATATCTACAAAAATTAAAGAGTTTGAAGCCAAACGTAGTCTTCTTCTTGAAGAACTTTCAAAATATCAACCTCCATCTTCCTTATGGGACTCTAA